GAGCTGGGCTCGTCCAGAAAATCGACAGCCTTCTGCACCGAAGCGACCGCTGCGCCACCGGTGAGCTTGCGGGTTTGCATGTCCGTGAGAATCGCCCACGGCCAGTCTTCGTCGAGCGTGTTCGCGCCCGGGGCGGTGCCGGGTGACTTCGCGGGAACGAGGGCCATGCCGTAGGTGATGTACGGGTCGTATGCGGCCTTGCAGACGCGCATGAACAGGGCGCTGGCGCTGCCCGCCTGCTGGATCATGGTTTCCTTGTCGATCTTGCCTGGTGCGGCTGCTATTTTTTGGATAGCTGCGTACACAGAGCTGGCCTTGTTGAGACAGATAAGCATGGGTGGTTTTTCCTTTGGTGGTTGGGGTTAAGAAACTTAAACCGCGTGACGACGGCGGGTTGATACTGAAGAGACAATCGCGACGTTCTCGCGCAGTGCCAGCTCATTGAGGCGGCTGACGAAATCGCAGCGTTTCAGATCCTGAAGGTTCTCGGAGAAGCGAATCGTGGCGGACAGGATTTCGAGGTCGTCAATGCAGACAAGCGCCAGTGGGGCGCGTGTGTAGTTGCAGTGTCTGATGGCCGCAGCGATACCTTCAAGCTCCAAGTCAGCCTTCATGAACTGCACTACGTCGTAACCATCTGAGTAACCGAGCGCCGTGTCGCGCTCGGCGAGGTTGTCGCGAATCCTGTTTGCAATGTCAGACTCGGTTGCTTCCAGCGTGATGAACAGCACCGGGAGGTCAGCCACCATCGCCCGGGCTGCAACGTCCACCAGTGAGAGCGTTTTGCCGCTTTGATGCGAGTCCAGAATGAAGGCCAGGTTTGACATTGGCGCGCCCGCAATCTGCAGGGGCAAAGGCTCGCCCACTGACGCTATGCTATTGATAGCTGCGAGAAAAGTGGCAGCGTTGTGTTTCATTGGTTTTCCTTGAAAAGTTAAGAGACTTGTTGGCGGGCGGCGGCCAGACGACGCGCCATTGCGAGCGGGCTTTCGCCCTGCAGCGCCTGGGGCATGGGGCGTGGCGCGGCGGCGATGACCGCAATCGGGGCAGCGGTGGCGGTGTGCGAAGCTGCGACAGCCTCGGTGGCCACCACGGTCAGGGCATCGGCGTAGTCGTTGCCCTCCCCCATCACGTCCAGCGCGTCAGCGGTGTGCGGCTTGGACAGGGTGGGCGGCGTGGGTGGCGTGCTGGTGCTGCGACGGCTGACGACGTTGCCGAAGGTGGTGTGTGCCCACTGCCGGGCGCCTTCGATGCGCTGGCGCAGGTTGTTGCGGTCGGCAAAGTAGATGGCCTTGCCGGCCAGCTCTTCTTCCTTGCGCATGTCGTTGGCCGGGCATGTCCCGCAGCGTCCTGCCTCGCGGCACGGCGACCAGTCTTCGGGGGTTTTGACCCCGGGCTGACCGAGCACCTGCTGACGCCAGATACAAGCGGCGTAGCTCATGGTCTGCTGCAGAATGCGGCAGCCGAAGCTGTGCGAGTTGCGCTTGCCGTCGGCACTGGCACTGATCGGCTCGATGACGACGCTGGCGTCGGGGGTGTTTGATGTGTCAGACATGACTTACTCCTTTGTTACCAAGTGCCCCAGCTGAGGGATTGCTCAGTGGGTTCGATAGATTCAGTGTCGGGCTGTTCTTCAGGCGCTATGTCAATCGAGCCCCAAGAAGCGTATGCAGCCAAGCCTCTTCTGTGATGCGTCGCCAAGCCCATCCCGACGATGAACTCGTCGGTTTTGGCGGCACCAAACAGCTCCACCATTTGGTATTTCCAGTCGTCGAACTCTTCAAAATTCAACGTATGGGCGTAGCCGTCTGGCGGGGTGCAGTAGCCATTCCTGCGCTTTTTGTCGATCAGCTCGTTGAACTCGCCAGCGCCGCCGCCGTACTTGACCCAGAGCTGACCGCCCGTCACGGGTCGCCTGAAGAGGGTGAAGTCGCCGCGATAGCCCGCGTAGTGACCCACCGTCAAGTGCGTCGTCAGGCCGTCATCGGCAACCGTCGTGATCAAAAACGCCTGGTAAAACTTGGTGCCCCCATCGTGGCCCATCCAGCGCTTCGTGATCTTGAAGCGCGGCCTTGTAAGTCTCGTCATAAAAAGCCCTTATAGGGAAGCTGACATTATAGTCAGCATTGAGTTACTTTATCAGCGCACTTCAGGACATGAGCGAGGCTGCGTGTGCCAGCCTGATCGCGGTCAGGTTGGTCAGGACCGTGGCCTCGAACAGCGCTGTTCGCACCAGTGCAGGCGGTGTGATGGTCTTGTCCGGCGCCTGGGCCGGGTCATAGCCGGCCGGCAGCCGAGCGATGCGCACCGTCAGGCCAATCCCGCGCAGCTGCAGCCCTGCCTTCACGGCATAGGCCAGCGCCTTGCCCTCGCCGTCCCACATGAAGGTCACCGTGGTCAGGCCCTTGTCGCGCAGCAGGCCGAACTTCTCGATCTGGCCGCCGGGTCCGCCCGACAGGTGCATGCCGAAGGTGGCCAGGGCCAGCATGCCCTCGCACCCCTTCTCGCCCTCCAGTGCCTGGTGAACCGCAATGGCGTCGAAGGCGCCCTCCCCGATCACCGCGTGGGTGGTCACGCCTTCGGCGAAGTTGTGGCCGTTGTAGAGGTGGCTGCCAGCGACCGCAAAGCCGACCGGGAACAGGTACTTGGGCTCCTGCTCGCCGGTGACGTCCCGGCCCTGAAACGAGACCACCTTGCCCTCCAGGTCCGCGATCGGCACGATGACCCGCTTGTCGTACTTGACGAAGCGCTCGGTGCCGTCCGACAGGGTGTAGGTCCACCAGCCGCCGTGACAGTAGGACAGGTTGAACCACTTGCAGCTGTCCAGCGAGACGCCGCGGTCCTGCAGGTACTGCAGGTTCTGGCCGTTGACGGGCAGCGGCACCAGCTTGGAGGGCATCTTCAGCACGCCCTCGACCAGCGCGGGGCGTTCCTTCTTGGGCATCCAGCCCTGCTCACTGGCGACGGCCTGCACATAGGTGTCGAACTCGGCACCGGACAGACCGCTGACGGCGCGAATGAGCTTGAACTTGTTGAACTTCTCACTGCATGCGCCGTGAAAGCAGTTGCCCAGCCCGCTGTCGGCGTTGATGTAGGTCTTGCGACCGCCTTCGCCGCACTTGGGGCAGTCGGTCAGGTTGAGCTGCAGGCCCTTGGTGCCGTAGGAGGTCCGGTAGTCGATGCCCTCCCGGTCAAAATAGGTCTCCAGGTCGATCTTGTCGAGCGCCCGGTTCAGCTCGGTACGGTCCATCATACGGACGGGGCGTACATCTGCAGCTTGGAAGGCCGGGCGGTGCTCAGAGCGTGCCTCAAATTCTTGACCATCTTCTCGGCAGTACCGTCCGGCCAGGCCATGCAGGTCACGCCGTTGACATTGAACTCCACCAGCACCCCGAGCAGCTTGGCGATGCGCTGACCTTCTTCGCAAATTTCCTCGAAGGTGGCGCAGATCATCGGGTCGAGCTGCAGCGTGAACACGGGCCTGATCACTTGACCTCCTCATGCAGCTGCTTGATGTCAATGGCGCGCAGCAGGGCATTGCGCTGGTTCTTGGCCTCGCTCAGCTCCTCGCGCAGCTTGGCCATCTTGTCTTGCTGGCAGTAGGGGCAGCCGGCCGCACGGTCGGGCATGCTCTCGGCGGCGAACTTGACGTTGTGAATCGTGCACCGGAACTCGGTCATCTTGCTGGTCATGGTCATCCTGATAAAAATCCCGCAGGGTTGCGGGTGGTTCAAACAATCATCGAGGGGTACCCCAGGCAGGGCACCCCTCGCTTACTCTTCGCCGATCACCCGGCTGATGAACTTCGCCTGATCAATGTTTTGTTCTATCTTCACGCTGAAGCCTGAGCGCTGGTTGCGACTGGCAGCAAAGAACAGCCGGGCCTGGTTCATGGCCCGTTCCTCTTCCGTCTTGTTGATGGAGATCACCACGTCGGCAATGCGGATCTTGTTGATGTCCTCTGCGACGTCGGTCATGGTGGCCACCGCCTTCTTGGCGCCCTCCCGGTTGGTCTGGGTGGCGGTCAGGCACGCGAAGCGCTCCTGCATGGCCAGGCCGCGCAGGCCCACATAGATGGACTTGCTGTTTTCCTGCACGTTGTCGGTCAGGCGCTCCGGGGCCATGAGGTCGGCGTAATCGACACAGACAAAGTCGAAGGTAATGCCCTGCGCCTTGTAGTGCTCGATCAGGCGGCGCAGGTCGCTGTTGCGCATCGAGCCCGTGGGGAATTCATGGATCAGCAGCGGCGCGGCCTTGTCCATGAACTGCTTGACGCGGTCATGGACATCGGCGATGTGGGTGCCCAGCTCCATCATGGCGCGCTCAGCGACGTTGGCGTCGATGCGCTCGGCGATGATGTCCGACGAGACCTCCAGCGTGACGTACAGCGTGCGGTAGCCCGAGGCGATGGCGTTGATCGCAAAGCTGATCATGGCCATTGACTTGCCCGCCTTGGGTCCGCCCATCAGCACGGCCAGCTCACGGCGACCCCAGCCCTTGTGGTAGAGGTAGTCGTCCAGCATCGGGTAGCCGGTGGTGATGCCCGTGGGGGCCTTGACGCCCGCCGCGGTGTCGACGCGGTCCTTGGTCCGGGCCTCGATCATCTTGCCGTAGTCGTAGCCGGTGCCGGCCGCTGACACGCCGGTGTCGATCGCTTTTCGCACCAGCACGCCGATGCGGTCGAAGTCGCGCTTTTCCACCAGGTCGACGGAGTCCAGAATAGCGCGACTGACCGCCTGGTGACGGGCAAAGGTGGCGCACTGGTCGGCCACATAGTCACGGTCAGAGACGTCCGTGAGAAACAGCTTGGGCAGCGCGGTGGCGGCCAGCCGAATCATGTCGGGCGGCATCAGTTTCTCGCGCAGGGTGTCCTTGAGCAGCGAGGCCAGAATGACCTTGTCACCGGGCGCCTTCTTGTACTTTTCAAAGTAGCGGTTCGCAATCGCCACCACCGCCGCGTGGCCTGTGGCCTCGAAGAACTCCGGCAAGATCAGCCCGTCGGTGAGCTGGGCAAACGGCGTGTCGCGAATCAGCAGCGCGGCAATCTTTTGCTGAAACTCGGCGTCAAACTCATAGGTGGGCACTGGCCCGGCCGGGACCAGTTCGGTTTCCATGACAGCTGACATGGCTCAACCCTGCGCTGGGGTGCTGGTGGCGGACTTGGTGACCAGCACCGACTCGATGGCGTGCTTGTAGATGATGTACTCGTCGCCGTTGTGGACGCGAATGGTGATGGTGTACTTGTCACGACGCACCAGCTGACCGGAGTAGGACACCGGCTCTGAGCTGCCCATGATATTGACCACCACATGGGACTTGTCGTGCTGGGCGGCCTGCAGCTGGGCATCGTGCCCCTTGGCAACGAAGCGCTTGGGAGCTGCGCCGCTGCGGTCAGCACCGGGATTGAAGACCGAATGACCGCCTCGGGGGTTGGACAGGTTACCGCGATCAACAGCGGACAGATGGGAGGTGTTCGGGTTCATAAACGCTTTCAAGTAAAACTGGCTAAAAAGAGGTCAGCTGACCGTCGCTCACATTATAGAGACCACTCAGCGCTGACTTACTTAAATTGTGCAGCGTACTGCTCGGCAGCTTGCACTTCAGCCTCGGTGAAGAAGGTGCGGGCCAGCTGCGGGCTCAGTCGGTCTTCCTTGAAGAGGCGGGCCAGCAGCCGGTGCCGGGGCGCTGGGCGGGCCAGAACCTGCTCAACGAGAAAACGCATGTGCTGGGCCTGCACCAGCTCGCCTTTGAACTGCGAGGCCAGAAAACGAGGGCTCTCGGCATGGGTGATCTGCCGGGCGACCTTCGCGACCCAGTGCGGCTTCATGTCGATTTCAATTTCCTCGCCGTACAGCTGGTTGGGCCGTGGGAACTGGTGCTGCGTCCGGGCGACGAAGCGGGCCTGGGCAAACAGCAGCAGCTCGGTGTACGGCCAGCCATGCGTGTCACACAGACGCCGGGCATGCCACATCGCGGTCAGGTCGCGGCTCATGAAGATGTCTTGCGGCTGAAAGGCTCTGATGTTGGGCGCCAGCCGCTCGTCGATGGTCTCGGCATAAAAGCGCCGGGTCTGCTTCTGGTAGCAGTGGGCAAAGTAATAAGTCGCCGTCGTTGGGTGCATGTGGCGGTAGTCGAACCAGCGTGTCTTGGCGAGACTGGCCTCCCCTACCCGGTTGGCCGGGTCCACCCGCAGGGCGCGCAGCTCCAGCTCTGCAGGGGTGAGGTTGTCGCCGGTGAATGCTTCCATTTTTGCTTTAAGGGTTGTTATTGGTGTTTGTATTTTAGAAATTGTCTCTATAGGGAAAACGCAAAATCGCTATCAAACGCCACAATGAAAGAAGCCCCGGGACGCCAGGGCTTCTTGCTTGTTTTAAGACCCGGAATTACCGGCGGTAGGCGCGAAGAATACTTTTGATGATGCCGTTGCGAACGATGTCATCCTCGGTGAACTCCACCACCCGCACGCCGGGAATGCCCGGAATCCGCTTCAGGGCATCGACCAGCCCGGACTGCACGCGCAGGTCGCACTGGTCTGGGTCGCCGTCAATGATCATCACGCAGTTCTTGCCGATGCGGGTCAGAAACATCTTCATCTGCTCGGGCGTGATGTTCTGGGCCTCGTCGAGAATCACGATGGTGTCGTTGAAGGTCTTGCCGCGCATGAACCCGATCGGCTCGGGCTTGATGCTCTCGTTCTTCAAACAGTATTCATACATGCCCTTGCCCATGCGCTCGATCATCACGTCCCGGAACGGTGCAAGGTAGGGCGCATACTTGTCTTCAAGCTCGCCAGGCAGGTGCCCCA